TAATGGTATTAATGGTAGTGCATATCCTTGACGACCACTAGAATCTGTGGGTGCAAGTGGACTACCAACTGTGTTAACAGCTTGTGGTTCTTTCATACCTTGCATGATACCCTCTTTGATAGGGCCACCCATTTTGAACATTGGTCTATTTAATGGTCTCATAATTTACCTAAATTTTCCGAATAAATTTCCAATACCTAATGCTGTGCTTAAAGCTGTAGAGAATGGACTAGGAGATGCAGGTGGTTGGAATCCTGGTCCAGCAACACCACCAGCAAGACCCGTAAGTCCTGTTCCATATGTAGATAATCTACCAAATGGTTCATAAGCTGCAGTTCTTGCAGCGTCAGCATCTGCTCTTAATTTTGCATCCTCTAATCCCATTCTGAATGCACCTAGGTTACCTAAAGTAGCCACATCTGCACCCATACCTGCTCTACCAAAATTAGATACATTAAATATATTTGTTAAATTATCTTGTCTTCTTCTAGCAGCATCTGCAAAACCTTGTTGTCTTAATGTCGCTTCAAGACCTGCTCTACCTAATGCAGTATCTGCCATGAATTGTCCCTCTAACGCACCCTGTCTGCCACCACCAAAAGCTCCAACATCAAGGGCTTTCTCTCCAATATCTCGTAAACCAGCTTTTCTAGAATCTTCAAACTGCCTTAATGATTCATCTATAACAGCATCTTGATATGGAGACATAAATGATGCAATAGAACCAACCCCGGTTCCTGATCCTGGACCCAACATTTTTTTTGCATCATCTAAGAATGGTTGATAAGAACCAATACCTGAAGTTGCAAGATTAATTGCTCTTGTTGATAAAGGATCTTCTCCCGCTATAAAATCACGGCCTGTAAACTTACTTGTATCTATAGGTGCGGATGTTGCAGCCGTAAGATTCTTGGCGTAATCCTTGGCGGTTTCTTCTAAATAATCTGGTAATGCCATTATGCTAATCTACCCTCCAACATTTGTGCTTGATCGAACATTGCTTGTGCAGGGTTTTCCATACCCTGAGACTCTTCTGATATAGTACCACCTGCTTCTAAATTGTCCATCATATTTTGCATGACTTCAGCGCCCTTATCTATGTCGCCTCCACCTGCGTTTCTTACAGCATCTGCTGTAAATACAAATTCATTTTTGCTAAGTCTAGCCGGCACATCGTCCGCTCTTTCTTTAGCTCCTATAGGCACAAAACCACCTTCTCTGTAATCTTTTTCCATACCACCTAGATCCATTAAACCACCTTCAGCCGCTGTGGTTCTATCTGTATTAAGTTGTCTGGTCATTCTGTCAAATTCTTCTTGTGCAGCTTTTTCTGCTTCTATTGGAGATAGACCCATGTCTAAATATTTTTCAAAAAGATTTTCTAATGTTCTATCGTTTTCCATGTTAGATGCCATCATAACATCACCACCATTATCATATCCTTCTCTTGGTATGTCAGCTAATCCACCACTAGCAAAAGGTCTTACAAATTGTTTTTGTGGCATAAAGTATAAACCAAGATCTGGACGAGAGGCAGGTTCTGTATAATACCTTCTAGCTTGATCTCTAATATTAGCCACCATTGGCTGTATACCTGTAACATCTACACCCTCATTAACCTCTTCATCATCACCACCCATAAAAAATGGTGCAGCGATTGCAGCAGCGCCAAGACCACCACCTAATAATCTTAGTGCACTAAAGTCTGCGTCTTTGTCACCACCAACTCTAAAAACGTTTCCTATCTGACCTAAAAATCCTTCTCTACTTTTTAATCCTGTAAGTAAATCACCTCCAGCACCTCTTAAAAAACCTGCACCTTTTAATTTAGCAAAAGGACCAAATCCACCTGCATATGCACCTAGACCACCTATTAAAGCAGCCTTACCTAATGGTGATTTAACAACTTTTTTTACAGCTCTTTTAGCTTTTTTAACTAGTTTACCTAAAAAATATCCTTGTCTTCGATCTTCAAGACCCATGATACCACCCATGTTTCGCATCTGTCTTTCCATGTTCATTCTTGAAATTGCCATAATCTTACCTTTTTATAGTCTTTTTCTCCCATAATCAATCATATATATCCAACATATCTGCAATACCACCATCAGCAAAACCTAATGCAGTCTGCAATGGCGATCGTGACCCACCCATAACTCCTTGTCCTCCAGTTCCAAACGTAGGTTGTTGAAACGTACCTAATTTTGAGTTATTAAAATAATCCAGGTCAACTAAATAATCCATTCCTCCTGATTTTACAACTCTGTCAATATAATCAAGTTGTTGCTGAGTTTTCATATCTCTGGTTAATAATGAACGTTCTGCATTTGTAACTCTTTCTTCAGGAGAAAGTTTTCCCTGTGAAGTATTAAATTGTTCCATTTGTTGTTCAGGAGGCACTGGCTTTAAAAAAGACATCGTGCCATCAGCTGCTGCTAAACCCATTGGTTGTTGATTAGGAAGTCCAGGAAAAGCTTGTTCAAATGCTTGTACTTGTCCAGAAGGAGTTTGTATAGGTTGTTCAAAATTTTGTGGTTTAGGTTGCATAGACTCTAGCAAAGGTCTATTGACAAGGCCATCAGGTATGTTGTCACCCATAAATGGATCTGGTGTTTGAACAGAAGGCATCATATTATTAGCAATACCAGACGGTAAACTACCAAGACCGCCACCTGAACCCAAACTAGATTCAGCTGATTGTAATCTTTCATTAATACCTTGTAACATCTGTTCTGCAGAAGTCACATCACCACCCAGTTGTTCTAATCTTGCTTCGATACTACCACCTTCTTGATAACCCGCTCTACCACCATCAGCAAAAGGTGAAGGTCCAGAATATCCTGGATCATCACCGGCTGTAGCTCTAGATTCTGCTGTCGATGTAGCTCCTCTACCTTCGTTTAAACTATCATAAAAATCTTGACCTTGTGCCATAGCTCTATCAAAATCTGCCTGTGCAGCTGCTTCTTGTGCTCTTTCTAAAGCTCTAGCTTCATTCTGTTTTCTTATTCTTCTTGCATTAAATATAGCTCCAATAGGGTTTGTTACTAGTCCAAAACCTATTTGCGCCATTTGACCTTTTGTAAGTCCAGGATTTTTCATAGCATTTATAGCTTCTTGTTCTTCATCAGTCATACCCATTATGCCTGTCATAGATTGATCTGGAGCAAAGTCTGCAGTTAACAAACCTTCATCTACAGGGTCAGGAGTATCAAATCTATCACGATCATCACCAGAACCTTGATATGGGTTAATTAGTGGTAAGATAGGTAATGTAGATATACCTCCAGACATATCTAAAGTTTTTGGTACAAATCTTTCTGCCAAAAACCTATCAAAAGGTACAAAATTAAAACCTTCATCTCTTATTCTTTGATCTATTGGATTTAATATCATTTGTTTGTGTCTCCAAATAAATTAAGAGTGGGCATTATCACTTTAATATCTCTTCGAATGTCTTGTTCAGAAATCCCTTTTGCTTTCCACTCTTCATCACTTTTATATACCTCACCTGTTTTAAGATTGCTAATAGTTTCTATTATCTTTTCTGGCTTTATAATTGGTATATCTTTCATTATGATGTTACCTCTCTTGGCTGTATTTCTAATATTGAAGCTATAACGTGCAGCTCATTCGCGTCAGCAGCCTGTACTTTAAGTATTTCACTCTCCTCCATTACAAGAGGTTGAGTCAAAAGTTCTGTTGTTGCTTTAGATGCAATCGCTTTGTCTTTAAATAAATTAAATATGTTAGAACTAGAATCTACTAATGTGATTGTTATAGTGCTCCCTGATCCAGCGTCTTCGGTTACTAATATAGATTTTACAACTGTTGTTGTTGCAGTTGGCACCGTATACAACGTTGTAAGATCTGTTGTGGTTAAATCTACTTTTTTATTTTTAAAACTATTAGCCATTATTGTAAAAAAAAGTTAAACGCTTCTACTTCGTCTTTTAATTCTTGTTGATATGTTGAATTTAATTTTTCTATAACAGCATCAAGATCTCTAACTTGTGAGTCAGCCACATCCTGTCTATATTCTTTACTTGGTCTTGTTAATACTTGTACGATCTTTGCCATTATCTTCTCCCATCTGGTTGTATATCTAATCTAAAAGTGCCTAGTTTCCAACTTTGTGATACAGCTGTGTTTTCTACTTTTAATGAAATAGCTCTAGCTCTTGCACGTGTATCTACTTTAGTTGTAGATGATGAAATTGTAAAAGGTCCAAGTGATGAGCTAGCTCGACTATCATTTGGATAATTACGTAATTGTAATGTAACTTGTGTGTTGCCAGTTTGTGATAAAAAGTCTGGTACAAATCTTCTAATTTTCATTATAAATTCACCGTCTCCTCTAAGGTCTGGCATACCTGTTGACTGACCTCTTACAGTTCGTTGGGTAATATCAAAGTCTCCTGATTCTATGTTTGACGTAATTACATTGACACCTGTAGCTAAAGCTTCATCAGTTCCTTTTTCATGTTCAAAATAAATTGTGCATCCGTCTGTATTACCTACAACGTCGTAAGATGCATTACTATTTGCATCGTATTCTGTTGCATGCGGTAAACCAAATACAGATGAATCTTGCCATGTTCCCCGTGCTAGTGTCCCCGTTGTCCATACAGGCCTTTGTGGTCTAGAATCTTGATAGTTATAGGTTACACATCTATTAATTACGGTAGAACTCTCTGTGCAATAAAACCATGTTATCTCACCAAATAGATTATTTAATCCAACATTAATTAATTGTGATGCTGTTGTGTTTAAATCGTTAAACACAAAGTCCTCTACTAAACAAACCATTGTTTCAAGATTACCAGAGTATTTAAAAAAACCATTTTCTGAAAACCAGTAAGCAGCACCATCCACTTCGATTGCAGCATTCTGTCCTATTAGTCCACAGTTTGTACCTACTTGTGTAAAACCAAAAGTAAATGGAGCACCAACAAAACGCATTGTAAACAAAGAAGTGTCAGACCATATGTATATAGCATCTTTACCTCTAACAGCTCCTACAATTCTTGAACCATCAGAAAGTCTTTGTGTACCAGCTGCGTTGTCAGCTCTAACTGTATATGTGTTAATATCTTCTCGATCAGAAAATCTGATAAACATTTCATCTTGTGTGCTTGAATCACCTATCGTTGTTTCTGTTCCAAAAAATACTAAGTGACGATCTGGTGTAGATACTAACATGTCTCTTGATGCAGTCGGTGCACCAGATATAATAGTTGCTCTATTTGCTACAGCATTTGATGCGTTTGAATCCCATTCAAAAACTTGTGCGTTATGTATAAGTGCAATAACTTTATCTCCAAAATTATCTATAGACCACATACCTGGATCAATTACTAAGTCTCCAGATGCTGCCTCACCCCAACCAATATAATCAGACGTATTTGTAATTGATGCACCTGCACTGTGAGATGCAGCAGTGGTATTTCTAACTCCCCTTGTTACACCAGATAAAACACCTGACGCAATACCAGTGTATGATATTTCCTCTGATCCTATTTGCACAAAGTTTGTTCCTGAAGTTGGAAATTGTGTTGCATCATTTAATTGTATGCCTGTAGTTTGTGATGAATTAATACCACCTGATAAACTAGTAACTGCTTCTCCGGATACTGTACCACTCCATTGACCAAGTCCCCAACCTAATCCCGGTAATTGTTCTGCAGGACCTACAGGATAATAGTGTTGAACTCTAACACCCCCTGATGAACTTGCACCAGAACCAGATTCGTTTGATGGCATAGTAATTGTAATACTTGTAGAACTAGGAACTGATGTTACCATAAATTTTTTATCGTTAAAATCAGATGCAGCAAAATTAGAATCTGTAATTGTAGAAAAACTATCTAGCAAAACAATATCTTTCGCTGCTATGCCATGATCTCCACTAAAAGCTATTGTAACAACAGCTGAACCATTTGTAGTTGAAAAAGCACTTGTTAGTGTTGTTGTAGTTTTAATAGGGTGTATGTCATAAAATACACCACCATTATATGCGTATAAAATTCTGTTAGTCCCTATAATAGAAAATTTTTGACCTGACCTATTAACAATATGATGCATCTTTCGTGCAGCACCAGTCAATTTATTCTCACCTAGTTGCTGCCAACCACCTATTTTTTCAGGTGTGCCATATCTAAATCTTACATTATCACCATCTACCCACTGAGCCTCTGCTGTGGTTTCTGTGATCTGCTTATTAAAACCAGGTTGAAATCCTATCTTCTGTAACATAGACCTCCAGATTATATTAGATTGCGTTGTATATCAACGAGTTTTGACTATTCCTAGCATAGGTCTTTT